TACGCTTCAAAGAAAGGATCGCCGTTGGGAGGACACACAAGCCGTAGTTGGTGAGTCCCTTCATCTGGCTTCCAAAAGTTTTCCGAGGAGTCTCCGCCACGGCTAGTTAGAGCAGCGTGTTTCGCCCTCATCTTGTTTAAATCAATACCCATTGTATTTCTCCTTTACTGGTTAGTTGACCGTGATCTACTATACCACACTCGGAGAGGGTGTAAAGCTAATTTTCCTCGGGAGGGTCCTCTATTTCAAAAATCTTTATAACTTCAAGAGGATGTGTCACAAGTTTTTTCCCCTGAGTCAAGAGGAGGGTATTGCGGTAGGGTTCCCAGTCTAGTTTAAGATGTTTGCCAACCGAGCCGCTATACTGAGAGGCTACGGCCAGATTCAGAGCATTGATAGTGTAAAGAGTATTAGTAAGTTTCTTCCGATGGACCCGAATAGTATATAAGTGAGGGTGGTATGACCCCCTTGGTCCTGGGGAGAGGTTATAAGTAAGAACCTGCTTGCTAGGATCTTCTGTGTTGTGTAGAAGAAAAATGTAGTTGTTAGAAAGCTCTAACTTATTAACAATAAACTCTACCTCTTTTGTAACCTGCTCTTCTGAAAACTCATTTAAAAAAGATGCTAGTAAAATACCTCGGGGTGATGTCATAGCGTAAATTCCTTGTCGATGGCGCTTGAGGTATTATATTTACCCCTTTCATCTAAGTAGGTCAGGGAAAAGGGTTTAGGAGTCTGTCCAAAGGGGCTGTGGTTCTGAAGTATAAAAAACGCCCAAAAGATAGGAAGTTGTGGTATCTACCGGCACAACAGAATAAGAAAAAGACAACTCAGCGCTGAGTGCGTTTGATCCAGCCTCCATGTGTTCGTTAATCTGTCTCATTAAAGATGAATTAGTAGAAATCTCGTCGCCAGGAATGCCATAAAAGAATTCCGCCATCCGAGGATTGTCCATCCTATACAATAAGTTAATAGGATTAGGACCTTCTTCGAGAGATGATATCCCCAGCGTAGCCAGTCGGCATCCTACGGGTTTTTCGGAAAAGGTTGAAATAATGGTATCACTGTTTTCAAAGTAAAAAAGCATTCCAAGGGTATAAGCAATGATTTCCGCAGTTCGCTGTTCATATAAATTGATAGGTACATCTCCGACCATTCCCTCGACAAAGGATCTGTCAATAAATATCATCCTCTCCAGTAACCCACTCCTGGCATATTCTTGAAGGGCTCCGAACGAAAGACGAGTATTCTGTACGATTTGAAGCGAGGCCAATGAGTTGCTAGGCTTTATATAGAAAAGATTAATCTGGCAGTGCTGAAGTAGTTCCATTAGGCGTAGTAAACACCCAGTGATGGGCGATCCTCCCTCTACTACTATCAACACCTCTTGGCTATTCTCTAAACTGTCAAGATATAACCTTAGCTCCTCCTGTGGGAAATTCTTTTCATATTCTTCCATCGTCTCATGGCGTCCGAGGCTAAAGATGTTGTTATGAGAGCTATTCTCTACTATCTGATAGGTCCGATACTCTGGGTATTGTCGTAGGTCCTCAGCGATTCGTGAGCCCAGGCTCCCAACCCCGATAACTCTTATCTTGTCCCTAGATTTAGAATTCATAAAGTCCTCCCAAGTTTTTCCCCTTCTTTCTGTTTATAAGAAATTTTCCAAAGTTAGTTGACCCGAAAAGATGAGAAATAGCATCGATGTGCTGGAGGTCTCCCTCCGTCATATCTAGTACTACGGAGTCATGAATCAAAAAGGCAATATGGGAAGAGGCCCCCCGTTGTCGTAAAAGCTCATTAATTTTAAGAGATTGTTTAAGAAGGAGTTCCGCCGCCGTAGACTGGACTAGGTAATTCAAAGCGTAGTGCTTCTGGACATCATCAATCCGTTTACCGAAAGGAGTAATTATAGTGTTGTTGATCCAAAACTTATCCAAGAGTTTATCTTTTTGATAAAAGGAAGATAAATGTTCTGACTGTGCCGCATCGACTGATGTCTTAGAGCCATAGAGCCAGGCGAAGAAGGCGGTCTTGGCCTGTTCTCGGGTGGCGAGATTAGAAAAAATCTTCTCTAGATGAAACTTGTGAACATCCTCCGTGGGTTGGGAGTGTCCCAAAAGCCCCAATAGCGTGCGGATTTCGGCCCCATTAAAATCTAGCTCAACATAATAATCATTCTTTGGGATTATCGCAGTGCGTAGAGACTGCGGGAGGGTAAGGATAGGGAATGTATTAGGTTTTGTAGTAAGCCGTCCTGTTCGAGATCCAAACTGGTTATAGTGTACCTGTCTATTACTCTGGAGGGTTCGATCTATAATAGTTGACAAGTGCGGAATACTCCTGAACGAATTTAGAGTCTTCTCGTCTATGCGTACTTGACGAGTAGAGACATCCTCTAGCAGCTTAGAGAGGCAATGGTAAAAGGAGTACCTTTGGGGTCTAGGGTGGTTCTTAAAGACATATTCTGTTATTTTATTTTTTATTTCACACAGATCTATGAGGAAGCGCTTTGGAACTAGATCATAAAAGCAGTTTTCGTTAGTGTCTACCTTAGAAAGTTGGAGAGATCGCTTAAACGCACTGATCTTCGTACTTACGTCTTCCCAGTCCTCTTGTAGATATTCAGGTAAAACCTTTGACAAAGGTTTGCCCTCTAGGTAAAGAGAAGCGTACTCTATATCCAAGTCCTTTAAGTACGCAGAGTGATTCCACGTTTGGGAGAGGGTTGAGGGGAATTCATCGGGGGAAAAGAGAAGCTCTCCTCCTGCATAAATCCCAACGCATTCAGACTTATCGTCCAATGTTTGAAATATCATTATAAAACCTATCAATAATTCTGTTCTGGTGGTTTCCCTAGTATACCTTGGTCTGCTCCAGGTGTAAACATTCTGTTCTCGGTAACAGGTCCGATGTACCGCTCTTGCATATACTCTAAAGCCCTTAGGAACTTAATGTGCGGCGTACCGTCAGAAAAATGATAGCGGGTTAAAATGGACTGGAGGTCTTTTTTTCTTTCTGCTGGCGATTTCTTATATCCCTTTTCGAGAAGGCGTAAATAGTAATAGCAAGACAGCGACCACTGAGGCCCGTAGCTCCCCACTTCTAAGGAAAACTGCTGAGGATCCACCCCTTGGCGAAGGTGAACAGTATTACGGTGTATAGCACAAGGGCGGCGGTCTGCGTTATATTCAAATATATACGGTGATCCCTCCACATACACATTATAAAAGCCTATCAAATAATATTTTAATATTTCCATATCTGATGCCCACGTTTCCTGGTAGGCGTTTTGAAAAACAATATTAGCTATTTTTTCCTGCGTGTGGAAGAGGGTCTGCGCCAAGGGTTCGAATGCTTCGTAGCGACCGGCATGCCGCAAGACGTGTTCTAGTCCGGGTATCGCTGAATAACCGTAAGGCTCAGGGATAGTAGGGTCTGTATAAACCGGTTCATCACAGGGTCCTATATACATATTAAATGGACCCGTAGCGGGTAGTTTACTCTGATCGTCAACTCCTACCATATACTCCACCATGGGTGGGGAAGAGATATCAGCGCAGAATCGCCAAGGGGCGTTTTTATCAATTGAAAATCCATACTCCGTAGCAATTTTAGCTACTAAGGAAAAGTTTTGATCATAGAAAAATGATTTTTCTTTTTCAAAGTCATCCGCATGTGAGTCATCGCTAATCTCTATTACCAAGCCAGTGCTTAAGGGAGAACAATAAACACTTTCTAAGAATCCGCTTAGTGTAACTGGACCTGCAAAGGGGGCTGTCTTCTCGCAAAACTTACCGAAATAGTTGAGGAAGTCCTGTACATTCCTTATTTTATTCCCTCGGTTAAAGCTTAAAAAATCTTGGGTAAAGGCGGGGTAAATTATGTTTAGCATATATTCATGGTATGAGGCTAGCGGACTGACCCAAGCTTTAGTTGCCGTAGGAGCGCTGTAAGGCCCGTCATCATATAGTATATTTTCCTGCACAAGTCTGCGGATACGATCATTAAAATCTCGCCATGCATCTGCTACAAAGTTTACTGTAAAAAGCAGTTCACCGTCAGTATAACGTAGCTGTTTTAAAAAGCCTTCGTTTACTCGGATAGTATTTCCCCCCACCCCGGCCCTCGCATAAAAACGATCAGTGCCCCAGAAATCAAAATAGTTTGTAATATCGTAGGAGTCAAATAGGACATCCTTAAATGCCTGTCTCTCGTCGAAAGTAAAGCGAGCGCCGCCGGTGTTTGAAGCGTAAGTATACAGATCAAAATTATCAGAATTAAATGTCTTAGGCTGTGCCATCCTTAAATCCTCCTTACCCTACTTTAGGCTTAACAAAATTACACTTTATTTTAGTTTCGAATTTTCCGCTCTCGATATAATTATCCACTCGGGTAATAGTATAGTACCCTCCAATCCCTAATTTTTTAGCAGCCGCACCTAGTCCGAAATCAGCATTAACAAATATAGTCTGCCCATTACGAAAAAGATTGTTTCCCACCATAGTGATATCTACATTTTGAGCTAAGAAAACGCCTTGGGCAAAATTTCCCTGCTCAATCATCATCTCTTTATAGAAGGGGATGTCTAATTGACTGAAATTGAACTTCTTAACTAGCCCCCTGTCGGACCCGAGAGTAAGATGATATATTCCTCGGTCTAGATCTTTTTGTCTATTGCCAACAAGGCTCGGATTTAATTGCTTTATATACATCAGAAAATACTCTCTTTGCCCGAGGCTCGACCATCTCTCGTCGCCCTGCCGGGAGACCAAATTTTTGAGGTCAGCCGTGCCGACCAGGCGTCCCAAGGTGGGGCTTCGAGTAGAGGCGGAGGGAATCTTAATCGGGGATGTAATGCTGCTACTATCAAAGACCATCCTTCCTAAGTTATTGTTATCAGAAGATCGTAATACTCTGTTGAACAAGTTAGATACAAGTCCCGTCATTAGCTCTTTCATAAACCGTTGGAAAGATACCCTAGGGGTCGTCTGCTTTGTAAGAAAACTACGCATAAACCAATCCCCAAAATAATCCATAGAGATAGGAATATCCTTAAGAGAATAAATGTCTGAGGGCTTGGTCCCAGGTATTCGGTAGAGGTGAGGGTAAAAGCTACCTAGGATATATTCTATATCCGGGGAGTAGGGTCGGTCTTTAATCCCGCAGAGAACAAGATCAAGAATATCCCCAAGCTTCATATAATAAAGAGCCGTGCTCTTATCATCCACCCCCGGCTCGGGACAAAAAGAATCGCCGGTAGGGTCAAGGTATGCTGCACCTGCGGTATCACCCCCGCTTGCGGAGGTGTGGTTGACAGCGCTCCTAAACCGGTCTTCTGCTATTCGTGCTCCGGCGATACTGGCGGGCTGTCCGCCTCGTACATCAACTCTCCATCCATAGGGTATCCCACTAGTATATTTATAATCGCCGCCGAAGGAAATTTTTCCCCTCTCCTGTCCGGGACCTACTGACTGCTTTCCGGGGAAACTAGGCCCCAGTCCGTTGATCGTATCAGTATTGACCGTTGCATAATATAATTTCCCGCTAGATAATAGCTTAGAGATAAATCCCGAGTAGATTAAATCTGACTGGCTAATCCGTATTTCCGCTGCAACGCTGCTAGCCACCTCTATCCACCCTTCGATAGACCTCAGGGCTGCATCATCTCCAGCCTTTATTCCTCTAGCTATCAATTCTTCTTTCATTAGCTTAAGAGTCTTAATTTCGTAGGAGACCCCACCGAGGGAGACTCCCACCCGCTGAACTTGATCTGTGCCATCCGTAAATATATTATTAGCGTCTTGTAGCCGGCGGGAAATATACCCCTGGGGCCACGATAGCCGGCTTAAACGAGGGAGCCCAGCTATAGATGTACTTTTGCCTGACCCATCATCAAACCTGATATATCGAACACCGGTATTGACATAGACTTGCCGGCTATGAAGCTCCCCTAGGTTTACTCCCGAATCAAAAATATTAGATTTATCTGGCTGACCCAGAAATTCGTCCACCCCGCCGATGTAATCCAAGGTGAGGTGCAGTTGCCCCTGCTCCCCGAACTCTACTTGATACTGATACATCCTTAAGTTTATCAGGCGCTGGGATCGTTTAACTCCTGACAAAAAGGCGGCAGTAAGTTCTCCTTCTACGCCAGCAGGCACTGCCCACCCCGCCTTCAAGGTCAAGGCTGGTGGAGAGTTTGGACGACGGTGTCCTTTAGCCTCAGATTCTACAAGGTCAGCGGCATGAGGGCTTTCTGGTGAGAAAAAATCCGACTTGGGATTTTGTAACACGGACAGACGGCTAGCTATTTGTCCTGTTATTTTTTCAAGATCCTTTACGGTCAGTCCTTCGCCGGTAGCCGCACCAGCAGAAGCGGTTGGGGGTCTGGTCGTGCCCCCACCAGAATGAAAAATGAAGCGCAGGTATTCGTCGTTTAATAATTCCATACTACTGCCAAAATATAACGTAAGGCTAGCCTTAAGAGTAGAGTCACCGCTATGTTTATTTTCGTATCTCCAAGAGAAGTTCTTTATCCCCACATCGGTTCCTACTGTGCCACGAGAACGAAAAATATCTTTGACGGACTGGGCGTTTGAGGCTTTCGCTTTGGCAAGATCCTGGATAAGGTGTCCGTCGGTATGGTCAGGGAACTCTACTGGACGACCGTCTATATAAAACTGAAGGCGTGGTTGTAGATATGCTAATTCCGCTGGAGTAGCGCATAAAAAAGCTTCTACCCCTCCTGGGTTAGCCAGTAAGTCCACAAGTGCCTGAGGCTCTCCGTCATAAAGATTAAGACATTCAGGGGTTATTTTATTCAGAAGTTTTTTATCGGGGTAGTCTGACCTGCTTGTGCCATTTTTTTTACGAGAAAGATCTTCTGCTTTTCTAAGAATAGGACGCACGCCGTTGACTTGCATCATGTCCGGCATTGCCGTAATCAAGAGTGCCTGAGCATTTTCGAGGCGTAGCTTGAAGAGCGCTTCGAAGTCCGGCTCCGGTGACTTTGGGGGTCGTAAAGTTTTTCCGTGGCTATTTAAAACTTTTTTTAAGTTTGCCTCAATAGCCTCTCGGGTTGTCCAACCACCTCGTGCGGTATCTAAAAATTTCCCTTTCCCATACTCACTTCTGGCTTTGCTAGTCCACTTTATTAGGGCCTCCCGCAGATCTAGAAAGGTCTTGGTCTTGAAATAGCTGATAGCTACCCATTGTCCAGCGTAGGGGCTTAATACTGGGTTGAGACTACCATTGACAAAAGTGCCAGGGGGCCATTCGTTGTCAAGACCATCTGCCCGATTGTTTATGGGTACTTGCTCAGTAGCCCGAGGCAAGCGCCTGATAATTGTGTCAAACCGATTCGCAGGCTCCATAGCAGGCGAGCCAGCGTAGTCCGCTCGGGTTGTAACAAGGTCGTCTGTACCAAACATAGGCTTTATAAATCCAGGATGCAAGCCGGGCATTTTTTTCCCCGCATACATAACTTTGAGACCGTTGACACGAGAAAGATAATCTAGAAACTGGATTACATCCTCAGGCTCATTACCGGCTGCCTCTCGGGCGGTGATTTGGTCCTCAAAGCTGATCCCACTAGTTTGCCGGAATGACCCGCCCATCGGACCATTGTGTCCATGAAATTTTCCTATAGCACTCTCGTCATACCCTAGAAAATATTGCTCTCTAAAGGTCTGAGCAGTATACGCTGTTTCGAAATTGACCCCTTCGACCCGGCTGGAGTTGTAGCCGTTGGCAGGGACTTCATAAATCTTCGAGTTTGCATTAGCTTTCCGAGCGACTCTGGGATTCCCTTCTGGGGTAAGCCTGCTCATCTCAGCTTGGATGAGGTCGGCAGGGGGATCGGTACCGGCGTGCGCTTCCCTATATTTAGAGAAAAAGTCCCTGAGCATAACTTGATCTGCCCGCTCATCGGCTTTGCGGTACTCAGGAGAACGGATTAAGTAATACTTGACAAAGTTATCATAACGGACCCCGCCTTGCTCAGCGCTGCCTTCGATTATTATTGGGTGAGGGTTGCCGGGGGTCCCTAGGTCTCCTGCCATGGCTACTGCCCTCTTTCAAAGATATTGATAGCTATATCTGCTGGCTGAGGAATATAAACAATATCCCCGATAGACCAGCTACCCTCTGTGGGCTTTTTATTGAACCAAGCTATCAGCCACCAGAGAGTAGGATCCCCATAATATTCAGAGGCTAGTTTATCCATACGATACCCCACCTGCCAAGCGGCTGTGTCTACTTGTAGTTCGCCATTTATGTCCCCAGCCGTGGGGTACTCGAAGACGGCCGTATCATATTGCATTATTTGCTGAACGCCTCGGGGATACTTAAAGAATTCATTATAGTACCCCTCATCATCATTAATAAATCTTTGCCTAATAGAATACCGTGAATATGACATTGTGTTTCCTTTTATTTTAGCCTTATTGGCTCGCCGGGATAGATCCAGTGTCCATCACTACGTCGCCGGCGGGTATTGGTACTAGTGTTAGTAGTATGTTTGTTCATGACTAGGAGTCTCTGGAGTGGAACGCCTGTCCGCTCGGATATCCCGCTCATTGTGTCTCCTTTGCGCACAGTCAGCGACCCAAGGATAGCACTTGATTTAGCGCAAGCTATAGCAGCGCCAGGCCCGTCGCACTGAGCCTTGGGCTTTTCTGCCCATCTTCGGGGCTGTTGTCCAGGAGCGAAAGACACATCGTAAGGATATGTCTCATGGCTAACCCCACCACGTAGAGAATTATTTTGGTCATACCCCAGAGAGTGTTCGTGGAGAACCGTAAAGTTAAAGTTAAGGCGAACAGTCTTAGGATAGTAATCATTGCCCATTGTTTGTAAGCGGCCAAGCTCTATAGCGTTGTTCATATTAGACGCAATCTCCTCGGTTGTAGAACCGGCCATTGCGGTCATTAGGTTTTGCCCCTCTCTCCTTGAAATCTCGGCAGCGGCATCAGCACTACTCAGCATAAACACTCCGTCTTCAAGTACAGGCTCAAAAGTTATACCTGCGACATAACCAAGAAGTCCACCACCTGTTGCTGCATCCTGGATAAGGTTGCCGAATTTAATTCTCATTAAAGGACCCATGTTGATAGTGGTCGCACCGCAAGCGCCGCCACGCTCAGCGTACTGAGGATAGAGGTAAGAAATCAGTTTATTAATATCGTATAGATTTTGCTTGGCTGCGGTTAAGCTATCCGCTGGGACTTTCCACGATACTGAGATGGATCGGCGGGTGCCCATAAATGTCGAGATAGGGTCCATACGACCAAAGACCTGTTCCGCAGCCCATTCCGAGCTATATGCATCGCTAAACGACTCCATAAATGCAGGGAAAGAGACAGAATCGTTGGCTACCAGAGAATAAATGTCCAGAGTATACCCTCGATTGGTAAGATCGCTTACTCCTAAACCTTTTTTTGAAACCTGAGGTGTATCGCTTCCTCGCTTGGGGTATAATAAGTTATCGAAAAATCCCATTTTTCTATTCTCCTAAAGTGGTACAACCGCAGACATTTGCTTGCCTATCTCATCCATTACTGCTCGCCCTATCACTCGTCCGTCCAAAGAGACCTCTATGGGTTGAGGGCGGGACCTGCTAGATGCTGCCTTGAGAGCAGTAGCCATGCCGGTGGCGACTGCCTTCTGTAAATCTTGCGGAGAGATGCCCCCGCTTCCCAAGTCTGTTCCAGCAATGATAGAGTCCTGGGCGTGTAGCTGGAAGGTGCCCGCAGGCCCAGTAATATAATTTTTATTTCCATCAGCACCAGGAATATATAAATCAGGTACAGGCATAGGCGGGGGAACAGTCAGAGCCTTAGATAGTCCGCCAGTGCCGCCCTGGGCGTCAAAGTCGAACATTCCTGTGGCTGACGCTGCGAAGTCTTTCGCTGGTTTTAGCGAGGTTTCGGTCCACACACCGGCGAGAGCCGTGAAATAGTCGATGTAGCTACTATTTTCGTCAAGATGATCTAAGGCTGTAGCGAGTCCTTTTATTAAGTTTGTCCCGTACTCGATAAGTCCGCTATCCACAAAGAACTTCTGAGCAGCACCCTGGAGTCTTTCCATACTCGTCGTAAATTTCTGTGATGTTTCTGCGAGACTTTCCTGCTGCTTCATATAGGCAGTATATTCCTCTTTGGGTCCAAACATCCGCCCCAAAAGATCTTGATCCCCGCCAGTCAAAATACCAGCAAGGGTTTGGCGCATGCGGTGACCCATTGAGGAAACCTCAATACCTGCATCTCGAAAAGATTCACCTAGATGTTCAATACGGTCTGCCTCATTCATCTCTCGAAGTGTTGAATCATTAAGCTGAAGCCCGAACTGACCAAAGACTTGATTCAATGAACCTACTTTCTCAGCAGCGCCCTCAAAAGTATCAAACTGGTTAGCAATCTGAAGAGCCTCGGACATGTCCATATGATAAGACCTAGCAGCTTTCTGTAGCTCTCCAAAGACCCTCTCGGTGCGCTCGCCATACTTTAATAATTGAGGTGAGAATTGAGCAAACTCTTGCATCACCATTCCTGTTGATCGCCCTACCTCTTGGGCTAATTTATGCATAGCCTTGACGCTAGCCATAGCAGCCTGAGGTGTTTGGTTTAAGGATGTAACAAAGATGTCGAATGATTTAGCAGTAATCCTAGAATCAACTCCCACTTTTAATAATTGTCCAGCAATTAAGTTCAGTCCTTGGCGGGTATTTTGACTAAGGGCTGGGAATTTTCTAAACTCCGTGGCCATAGTAGCAACAATTTTCTGCGAATCACCAAAAGACATACCAAGCGTGGAGGTATCATGAGCCAACTGAATCATATCTTTGCCTAGAAGCGATGTATATCCCGTAGTCTGCCCCAAAGTAATATTTAGTTTTTCGAGACTAGCTGCCAAATCATATGACGCCGCAATGAAGTTAACGGGGATGTTCAAGCTTGAAAAACTAAATTTAACTCGATCCATTGCAGTACCTACCTTGTCTGCAACACCCTTCAGCTTTTCCATTTTTTTTGTGACGTCGCCGGTGGGGTCGGCGTCACCAGGGTCCGAGCCACCGGAGGCGGCGATGGCGGCGATCATATTTAGTACAATAGCAGGTAACGCCATCTATCTTAGCCCCCCGTGGTCCAATTAATCTTAGCCTCTTCCTCTAAATAGTTCCCAATAGGAAATAATAGAGAGTTTCAATGTAAGACTGGTTTTAGTTTTTCCCTTCTCGGGCTTTGCGTTCGTTTTCTTTTTCCTCAGTCAAACGCCTCAGGAACCACTTGCGCACCAAAACAGGGAGATTATATACCTCCCAGAAGCTCCAATTTCCATATTGTTTGAGAAGAAAAAATTCTTCGTAAATTCCCTTTTTATATCGCTCACTTAGGCCAAAAAAAGTCCGCACTAAGCGGGACCTCCATGTCCACGTTATGGGAACAGCTACTACAAGTATAATTCTGCTGAAGCGTGAAGAAGGGAATTTGGGTTGCGTACTCTTTCTTAAGGAAAGTTGAGTCCCGAGTAGGCAAACTATGAACAAAGTTAGCAATCACTAGAGGATTAGTCTCGCCGTCTACTGAAGCGATCATCTGGCGCAGCAAGGAAGTAATAAGCGAGTTTTGAGATTTCTTAAAATAGGATTCCTTTGCCATCTTTTCCTCGTCGTAGCCAGTAAAAAGGCGGCACCCGACAACTGCCTTGGTTATGGGGGTCGTAAAATAGACTAGAAGATTACCTTCGGAATCAACCTCTGGGTCGGGAAGTGTGTGTAGCAACTTGGCTGTTTTCTCTAGCGCACGACCTGTACACTCCTCAAGATTAAAACTATAATGATTAGCTTCCCCACAAGCTGTGCAAGTCACGTCTGTCTCATACTCATCGCCATACCCAGTGATCCGAGCGCCGACAGTTAGAGCATTTCTGTCCTGTACCAACAGAGAGCGAATGTCTATTGACTGGTCCATCATCATATTCTGAATTGCTCGGTTGACAGCTACACCTTCTTTTAGAAGGTTCTCCGAAGTTAATATATCTTCTTCTTTTGCCGTCATATAACGGATCTCAATAGAGTCTCGCCCGTGGCAAGGATGCTCGGGACCATAATACTTGCCTTGGGTTGGTAACTTGACAAAATAGGTAGGCACATTCCATTGGAAACTACCATTGGAATTGCCGGGCATACCGGGAGGGTTCACTGTATTGGGCTGAGAGGGGGCGGGATCAAAGGACTCTGGAGGAAGTCCCATTCTATAATCATTTCTATTCATTTAAAACCTTTCTATAGAATATTGTATTACTAGACGGCAACATGCCCGCCGACAGCGTTATCGATTTCAGCCCAGTCATAGGCGATCTCAATGCTGATTTCGTTCATTTCGTCGGCTGCATAGTCTAAGCTGCCACCAAAATCTATACTTACGATCCATGGATTCTTTAAGCTCCAAATCTCGATAGGATTACCATCAGCATCAATCTGCTGAATGGAAATACCGCCGAGTCCGTCTAGGACCGAGCGTTGCTTGCTGATGCTGCCTCTCAGATTAGGGTTGACTGGATACTCATAGCCAGATGCACGTAAACTTTGAAGGAAAGTCTTGGCCAAGTCGGGCTCGATAGGATCAACCAAAGTTACAGTTACATTATCCCAGGTAACTCGGCCAGGGTACTTGAAGGTATGGTTAATAAACTGATGCTCTACCGTTGAGATATTAGCTTTAGGCTTTGAAGCTGTCTTGACAGTCCAAATCGGAATCTTGCCCATCGCTAATACAAAGCGAAAGCGTCTTTTGGGATCGGTGTTAACATTGGACCAGAAAAGATCAGCAGCCATTAGTTGGTTTCTCCATTAGTTATAGTATATAGATTTCTCATAACTTTTTTAATCATCAAAAGCGGCCCCGCTATTAGTGACTACGAAGTCAATAGCAAAATATTCCGCAGCCCGAGTGGGTTTTACAATGAGCTTTGCATAGATAATATTGCGATCAATCATATCTGGAGTTGTTGTAGACTCGTCCAAAATCAACCGGAAGTCTTCAATCCCAAACTGAGATCTTACTGAGTCAAGGACTGGCGTCGCCTGCTGAGTAAAACGAGTCCAGGTGTCTCGGGTGTTTGGTGCAAAAATTAACCTTGATGCAATAAACGAGATTTCTCTCTTAAGGAAAATCAGTAGGCGTCGAACGTTGATCCGGTCTAGTGCAGAAGCTGTCTGTTGAAGCGTTTTTTGCCCAAAGATGACAATTCCTTCAGCAGGGAACTTAGCTATAGGATTAATATTAGCCTCGTAAAGATCGTCTCGGTTGTCCGAAGTTAACCGGCGAGACACTTCAAGTACTGGAATGCCCGCAGCGCCTTCGCTAAGACCGCCTCGGCTAAAGCCTGCCGGAGCAAACCAAGGTGCCGAGATCCTGTCGGTAGTAGAAAGGGCTCCCATGGCCGCCACTGAAGGTGGAGCCCACAGTGTGCGATTATTAATTGTATCCTGGATCAGAACCCAGGGATAATAAGCTGCGCCGTAGCTGTTGTTAAGATTACGTCCCTGTAAATCAGCAATAGCTTGGGCAACCGTAAAGTTATTGCGGTCTTCGGCACTAGCACTATTTTCGGTATCAGCGGTATAAACGTAAGGAAGATCTATAATGGCTAGTGCGTCAGCCCGCTTCTCTACCATATCTAACAGATGGTTAGTAACAAGGTTCTGAGTGACACCGGGCATAGCAACGGCATTGTACTGAAGCATTTCTGCCTCAGATACCATATCGATAGACCTTCTAAGAGAATAAAGAGGTGCGCTTGTCATATCTGTCTTAGACGCCATCAGACTATTCCGGAAAGGATCTCTTTCTCTTACATCGAATCCGGTTGAGCCTCCGAATAAGACAGTGGTGAACTGGTTCAAGCTACCAGTCAGGAGACGATCATAGGTACCATCACCTCGATAGCTCGTTCCGGCAGTGCGTGATCCCGACACATAATAATATTCCCCTGATGTGGTCGAGCCAGAAATATCATCTAGTGTGAACACCCAGGAAATTTCTACAGCGTCAGAGGAGCCAGCAGTAGGATTACCAGCTATGTCGTGGGTTGTACTGTAGGGGGTATCTTGGTACCCTTTAGCACGAGAAGTAAGATAGTCAGAAATGCCAGGGTCGGCCGTTGTATCACTGGTACTACGCCCTGTCCAAGCACCCCAATAGGTCGAACGCAAGTCCTTGGGAGAACCCCAGTTCGAGCCTATTCGCAGAGGCATAGAAGGCATCATGACGGAGCCTGAAAATAAAGCGGTTTCCGTACCGGCGGGGGTAGCGGTCCATCCAGCACCGAAGCTTAATAGTTGTACTTCTCCGCTGACTAGTGCCGGAATACCTCCAAGGTCTCCGAACAGCGTTGCCGGGCCGCCATCAAATATTGCAGCAATGCCACTTCCGGCACTCACATCTGCATAACTACCTAGAGCATCCGGAGCGCCGCTGCCGCTGGTGAAGGAGATGTCCCTGTTCTTAAGCGGACCGAAGACGCCAAACGGAAGATACTCGGGCTCTACTGAACCTCTTTCCACGTCCTCGTCCATTGCCACTCGTACCTGGGTAGAGCGATTTGCATATTGTCCATAAGTACGATTAGTTAAAGTAGTAGTATCAAACTTTTCGTATTGATCGCCAATCATACGAGCAATATAATTTGGAGAGGCTGGGTTAAGATTTAACTCGTCATATCTTTCGAGAATTCGGGGGTTAGCGTCGGTGTCGTTAAGGGCACGGACAAGAACACTAAATGATCCATAATCTTGATAGGCCCCAACGGGTCCCTTAATATTTGTAATAGAAATTTTCACTTGTTTCTGAACATCTTCGCCTTCAGAAAGAGATTCAAAACGAAAGAGCTTCTGTTGGTTCTTGGACACGAAGGAAGCCGTAGCATTTGAAAGGTCTTGCCCGATAAACCACCCAGTGGTAGAGCGAGTAGCCCCGTAACGTTTGTCATTTTGAGTTACAAGGTAAGTAGCACCTTTTTGATCCCTCAGTGGGAAGATGGCGACATGGTATTTGGTAGGTACAGATCCGGAAGGGGATGAGGCACCAGCCAGTAACCCCAGCGAAGCGGCCGTGTCACGTAGATTGTCTGCGCTGCCAAGGACACTACCCGTAGTGGACAAACGATACCCAAAACTTTCCCCTACCCAATATTCTCCGCCTTGGCTAGCAGTCTGAGTGGCTGGAGTTGTGATAGTAGAGTTAGTAATTGTAGGGTTGGTGTTTAATACCTTGCGTAAATAGTTTTTACTCGCAGGGTTAAAAGAAATATTTACATATTCTAGATCGGCAGCTAGCCCGGTAGAACTGATGCCGACCTTAATCTCGTTGTTCGCATCAGTTTCATAAAGCTCACATGCCGACGCCGTCAAAGTTAATGCGGATAGTCCGGCACGGCTCCCGGAAAGGATGGCACGACCGGCGTCCAAATAAAGAGTTGCAGCCAAGGCCCCCGTTACGGCTAACTGAGGATGTAGTGTTGCCGGTCCGCTGGGCATATTGAGCGAGGAAGAAGGCCAAACAGCGATTCCCCAGGCTCCGCCGTTTACTGTTGTTGACGCACCTGCCCCAGGACCCAGGTCGCCAGCCCTCCAGCCAGCATATCCAGATTCATCAGTAGTGTTGGGATCTTGAAATTCCCCTACTCGCATGAAAGTTAAAGGAGCATTATTTCGCAGCCAGGCCTGAGCCGCATAAGCAGCATAGGTTGGTGCGTTCCTACTATTATCTCGCCATATGTCGGTGCCTTCACCGCCGGCAGCAGGATTCCCAAAAACCTCTACAAAATCATTGAAAGAGGTAACTGTTACGGGCTTGTTCAGCGGCCCTTTGGCAGCCGACCCCAGGATCAAAGGACCGATAGCAGAGGAATCTGCTGGCAGTTGGGAGTTATCTATTTCATTAATGAAAACTCCAGGCGATATAAACTTAAATTTTCTTGAAGAATTGTCAGCCATTTATCTAAATTCCCCTCGTATAAATACTGATGGTGTGTTTGTATGTCTTATCCTGACTACAATTCACTATTATTAATTAGTAGGTTAAAATACGAAACGCACTCGCAAATAAAACAGGACCTAAGGGCGGTACTTCGATTTCCACCGAGTATTAAAATACGGTTCGGCACCCACTACAACCTGTTCCCGTTGAATAGTGACTTTCGCTGCGGATTGGCGCACTACCACGTTTGGGGTCTCTTGGTTCTTATCAGATCCTACCAAATATCCCAAAACACTAATTGTGATACTAGTGGTAAAGGTTCTTTCATCTAAGTTTAGACCTTCCGCATTGCTCTCAATATTGTATTCTGGTGTAATAAAGGCTTCATATCTATTCTTGTCATTAAAGATAGGGAATACAGTGGGAGTAGAATGATTACTCAGGAAAGGAGAGAGCATTTCATTCATCTGTTCTTGAAAGTTGCTTATTAAGTTAATGGTGTACGACGTCTCGATAAAGGTGGGCATTGGTATAGAGAGAGTTTCATAAACAATTTGTTTATTATTCCCCGGAAAAGTTTGGTAATTTGCGCTGGCACCCGTAGCGGACTTACGTATAGCATTGGCATTAGCAAAATTCTTTGTCTTGTCCTGATTGACTACCCGAGCAATATTTATCGAGGCAGGAGACTCGGATGAGGCAAAGTAAGGAGGTATATAGACTCCATACCTTCCCTTGTTTGTTGGGTTATTATTTATAGAACTTTTAGTGATAGAGATTACTGGATATTTTAATGTCCTTCCAAATTCACGGGCAGTAGAATCTTCCTTGATCTGGAAAGATCTTTCAGCGGCAGCAAATTTAACGGGCACCTTGGTAAAGCCCTCGTTAGACGTGCAATAAATATTCAACTTAGTGTTGATATACTCATAAAGCGCCTCGTCGATGGTGGAGATAGTGGATGGAGCTAGAGGGTAAGATGCAGATAAATCAGTGTTTAGATCGGGAGTCTTAGGCATTAGGCCCTCCTACTTGTTTGTGAAGAGCCTACCTTTGAACCAGGATCGAAGACGCCTTGGCGGGCTTGCTTGCAAACGGCGGTCACCTCAAAAGAGTTGCCATCGGCGAAATCGCTATCCTGTCCAAATAAATATTTGGGCTCAAAAATGTCTATGATCTCAAAATACATTTGGTCATACTGAATAAAATCTCCCAGACGAGCAAATAGATCTTGGTCTTCGGCCAGTCTGCGCTTATGAAAGTGGATAGTCAGATTATATAAATTATCGAAGCCAAACTGAGTTTGAGTACGGTCAGAACCGTTATACTCTACTAGACAGTAGACTCTTATTGGGGGGAGAAAAGTTTTTTTCATTGCTTCCCCGTAAAAATTATAATCTGTTCGGGGTAAATCGATAGGAAAGTACAGTACCTGCTGTCCAACGACCTTCTCAATGACCTCGTCATTGATCTGTTTGACAAAGTCTCGTTCAGCCTTTCCTACGAACATAGGAGGAGGAGGCTGTCTAGGCTGTGTCCATTTATTATTGCGGGGGTCGTTTGCCATTTTTTACCCTACATAAATTCCATAAGGGATCGATGCCATAACCTCCGTAACATTCTTTTGTAGTTGCGCATCACCCTCGGCTAGTTTTCCGTATACCAATTCGTCTAAGACGGTCTTAAGTTCCTCTCTAAGTGCAGTTTGTTCCTCTTTAGCCTCTGATACTAAGGCTGGTCCATTAAGAGTTACACTGTCTCCTGGTATGGGGATAGAGGATAACTTCGAACGGATTTGTCCGAGTGTCTCTTTACACAAAGATAAAGAGAATCTCCGAATCCATTGCTTCCCGATACTATTTATATTTTTATAAGGCATGTTGGGGAAAGGCAGGGTGTTCATACTGCTAACCCCATCCGCACCGTACTTCCGGTCGGCGTTTTCCTGAAAGGCATCTTCTGAAACTCTGAAATCTATCCAGAAGTTCCTAGGATGGGTACCGTTAGGGATTGGATATATACGAAGCTTATTGTTATTGATTTTAAAAGAATAATGTGAAGCCCGAACGTTCAAGTCATTCTCATAAGTTATTGCTTGAAGAATGTTCTGCCAAGCTGGGACAATTTCAAATGTACTAGAATCAGCGTACATCCCATAAGTAGATGAATTTCCTAAAGTACCAACTGCTGACCCTCCGAAGAACCTCCAGCCGGCTCTGGGGGTTTTAAAGTAAACGTTCTGTACGGTGATTGCATTTTTCCCCACCAGATCATAGAAAGGAGAAGCGGTGTCCAAGGAAGAGCTATAAATAATTTTTTGTAGGTCGTAGTCCTGTACACCCCTTTCAGCGGCAAATGAAGCAGAGAAAATTGTCTGAGATGCGCCGACATCAGCATGAACGCTAGCACCACGCCCAATGTGCATCGCAAATCCCAACTGGAAACGGGGGTATTTGAGATCAGGCTTGGTCTCTATCCCGCCAGACCCAGAATATTCTGTAAACTCGCCGTCCTGATTAAATGATCCCGTAGTATTCCCGAGAAAATCTGAAAGTACATTTTTAGCCTGATGGGTGTTAATGAGATAAGAATATTCTAAGCAAGCTTCCTCGTATGCGTTATAGACGTTAGAAGGCGTTATTTCTAAATCAAGAACATTGCCGCCCAATTTATTATAAACATAAGCTACTTGATCTACTGCACCGGATATGAACGAGCGCACACCGGGTTCTGAATCTCCCGCACTAGTATATATTCCATAAGCTAACGTGCTTTCAACGTCCGTAGGAGTTCCAGTGGCCGGTAAAACAACGGCACTGACTACACTTAATGGTTGTAAATTCGTGGGCATAAACTTTTCACCTCTTGTAAGACTGGACTAGGTTGCCTTATAAATAGTTTTTATTAGTCCCTTTTTTAAAAAAAGAAAACCTCGCCACTATGGACGAGGTTTCCTCAACTATTATTCAGATCTTGTTTGAGCGTTTAAGCGGAAACGAGATCGTGAATAAGAACTAGACCGTACATGTCCGGACGAACCATCTGAGATGCGTACCGGGTCATGACGCCCTTACGGGGCACAAAGTCCTCTGTACCAAAGATGGTAGGAGTGACTTGGAGCGGGACATACGGAGCGTAAACAAATCCGCTTTCCAGGAAGCTGGTACCCTTGCGTCCAACAAGAATGACATTACGCATGAAGTAAGGATCAACGTAGATGTCCATCTTGCGGCTAATAGAGCCAACTTGCTTAACGCCCCAGCTACCACTTTCTTCGTCAGCAGCGGCCGCAGCACGGAATCCGCTGGTGAATTCTAGAAGGTTAGCAACTTCCGGAGAGCAAACTAGGAAGTTTGCGCCGCCACGAAGCGTTTTACGATGTATACGAGCGCTAACTTCGTTAACGGTCTCCAATAGAGTCTCGTACCATTCACTTACGGTACCCGTGAAATCAGGATACAAGCTATTGCCGTTGGCAGCGCCTGTGTCACGGTCCACGAATTTGCCAGGTAGACGGCTCCAATGGAGGGTCGCACCTGTAGCACCGACGACCAAGTCATTAAGAATTTCCTGGTCGATCTCAAGAGCAATTTGCTCAGAGAGAATACTGGTAAGCTCAACCTCAGCGTCAAGGTTATGATAAGCGTTAAGATCCTGAGCAAGCTCTGGAGTCCACTTAGCCTTAAGCTTCTTGGTCTTCGCCGTTACAGCAATACTATCCACCTTGATATCAATCTCGGGGATATTGGGGTTATTTTCAAGTCCCCATCCACCACCAAGAGTTGTACCTGCGACGGCTCCGAAAGGAGACCCAGCAGCGACAAACTGGTCAGCGATTGGGAAGTTGAGGGCCGAGGACAGATCCGTACCGTCGGTAAGCTGTGTGTTCAAATTGGCAGAACTTACAGCGCCGTCCAGAGAGACAACCACAAACAACATATTAGCTTGAAGAGAGCCAGAGAACTGGTTCAAGCGGCGCATATGGAAAGCGCTCGTAGCACGTCCACCAGCAGCGACATAATTCGGACCAGCGCCAGCGCCGATTCCACCAGCACCGTCAGAACCAGAGATAACGATCTCGGTCAGCGGAGCAGCAGTGCCGGACTGAAAGCCACGGGCTCGAAGGTCGGCAGAGGCACGTTGAACGATAGCATAGGTCGTGGTACCAGAAACTAGTTCTGGATCACCTTGAAATACTCGTCCAAGACCAGCGTTGGTCATGTTAAGTGATTCCGCATCACCGTAGGTACCGGCACGAAGAACGTCCGTAGTTCCTACATTGCCCGCCACAGAGCCTGTGGGGGATGAGAATCCGGCGTTAAGAGAATATGCGCTCAATTCGCCGTCAGCAGCACCGAGGTTTACACCTCCAGTAAGCTGCGAGCCAACTACACCACCGCCGTATAGCGAGGTATCTTGGATCTGAGCTAGGCGTGGCATTGAGCCAAGGGGATCAGCACTGAACGTGAAGTCAAGAAAGAAAATGAGCCCACTTGGGAGACTCATTGGTTGGACA